ACCAGCATCCCGATCTCGCCGCCTGACACACCGCCAAGCGAGCAGCCTAGACCACCGGGATGAGGGGTCCTTTTTCGACGCCGATCACCCCGCTACCGGGGTCCCTTTTCCACGCCGATCCACACTCCTTCACATTCTTCAATCTAAGTCGTCCCACGACGAATCCTCGCTCGCACCGGCGGGCGCAAGCTGAGGCAGGCTGGCTTGCTTCGCAACCTCCCGCTCCAAGGTGGCTCGTGCCCAAAAGGTGTTCGCTCCTTCCTTGAAGGCGAGGGCGCCATAGCGGGCGAGGAAGGTGCTTTCCGACACGCACATGAAGAGGCTGGCCACGTCGGCGGTCATGCGGATCGGCCAATCCGGCATGGCCTGAAGGCGTTGAAGCTTCATAGCGGATCGAAGCCCAGCCGGTAGCGACGGTCGTTATACTCGACGGCCGACATGCGCCCCTCGCGCTTGTCCTCGCGGCGCCAGCGGGCGAGCAGTCGGTCGAGATCGATGCTGGCGCGATGTCCGAACGTCGACTCGCCGCGCGTGCCGTTCCGCGTGTGGCGCGCCGCCATGAGGAGCGGGGTCGCTACCCGACCTCGCACGGTCATCCGGTTGTTCCAGGCCGTCCGGTGCGCGGGCGAGCAAAATAGCTGCGCCTCCTGCGCAGGCGTAAAGTGCTTCAGGCACTCCGGACAGGTCCGCTGCCCCTCGCGAGGCGGAACGTCGCCGTGAAAGGGGGCTTGTAACACGGCCATTATGCCGCCCGCCGGTCCGCTGCCAGCGGCAGGCCGAGCGCCTGATAGATCCAGCCGTCGACGTTGGCCTCGGGCACGTACCGCTGACACGGCGACCGACGCATGGCGAGGCCGAGGCGGACGATCATCGGGTGCGCGCCGGCCGGCGCGTCCTGGTAGTAGACAAGCGCCGCGGCCAGCTCCGCCCGCTCCTGCAGCACCTCGTTGGCGGGCGCTGCGCTCGCGCGCTGCCGCTCCCACGCGGCGGTCTCGCGCAGCTGGCGCATCATGGACACCTGCGGCGCGCCGAAAGGCGCCTCGTCGCGCTCGCTGGTAGGGAAGGGCGGGAGCGCCGGATCGAGCGCCCAGCGCCACTGCAGCACGATCGCGCGCGACGTGGCGATCTTGTCTTCCGCCTCGGCCGCGGTGAGCTGGCCGGCCTCTACCCGTGCGGGGTAGGACTGCTTGCGCTCTTGCAAGAGCCGGAGTGCCGCCCAGGCGCAGCAGGGCAGGGAGAAGCGCGGTTCGCTCATGCGGCCCTCCGCAACGCGCGTGGGCCGCGCGCCCAAGTCCAACGCTCGCCGAGGTGATCGGATTGATGCTCGGCAGCGCAGGCGAGAAGCTCGTCACCGCAATCCGGATGGAAGTGCGCCTGAACAGTCGTAGTTCGGACCGAGCTGTCTGGCGACGCGAAGAGCCGCGAACGTGGCTGGCCAGGCGTCAGCGGGTCGCCGCACCATGCGCACATGATCACGCCGAGCCCTCTAGGAAGCGGGACGTGGCAGCGAGCAGCTGGCCGACCGCCTCGCGCCGGTCGGGATCCATCTTCTCGTCCGTCAGCTCGATCGACAGTATCGACTGCAGCGCGTCGGCGGCGTTCTCCGCCGCTTCGCGATGACGAAGGCCAGCCGCTGTGTCGGTGCCCTCGCGCGCCACTTCGACCATATCGACAAGGGCGGCGGCTGCGGCCGAGCTGGCAGCGAGCAGCAGGCGATTGGCGTCGGTGACGCCCTCGATCAGCTCGCCCATCACAGCCGCTCCAAATCTGCGATGGGATAGGTGCCGGTGAGCCTCTCGAAGGTCTGCAGCCAGGACGTTTCGGCCTTCCAAGGTGAGGCCGGCAGACCGAGGCCCTTGATCTCGGCCGGCTCGATCCCGGCGATGCAGGCCCAGCTGTCGTCATGGTGAGGCATTAACGCAGCCTGCTCGGCGGCCAGCATCCGCAGATCGGCGGTCTTCACCTCGTCGGAGTAGGGGAGGTCGCCCAAGCCGAAGCGCTCGAATATTACCCGCTCGATCTCCTTCTCGATCGCCTTATAGTCGGGCAGCAACGACTTGAGCGGACGCGTCACGTCGCCGATGAAGGCCTCCGCCGCATCGTGCATCAGCGCCGCCAGAGCGAAGCGCTCGGGAACGATCTGGCTGGTGTGAATCGAATGCTCCGCGACGGAGTAGAACTCGCGACACTGGCCGGCGAAGCGACACGTGAAGGCGAGGCCTTGCGCGATGTCGCCGACGGTGAAGCGGCTGGCGGCGGGATCGAGCAGGTCGAAGTAGTTGCCGCTCGCCAGCAGGATTGTCGGCCCGGTGGCCGTCTTGATGCGCGGGTCGCTCATGCTGCCACCCCGCGCGCGAAGGCGATGATGAGTGAGAGGACAATCCAGACCACGAGAACGGCGACGACGTAGTCCAGAGCGTCGAACGACAGCTGCGCGTCCTCCTCCACCAGCGGCTTGAAGCAGATCGGCTCGTGCCGGCGGGGCGGCAGCGGGCGGCGCTGATCGCGGTCGATCGCTGCGAGCTGGCGGATGGTGCCGGTGGACAGGTCGGGCGGGCGCTTCCAGGCTGCTCCGCTGGTCTCGGTGGTGATAGGCTGCGACATCGTGCGGCTCCTTTCGGACGCCGTACTTGCGACAATCGCAAACTCAGGTCAACGCAGAAAATTGCGATTATCGCGTATTGACGAATGGCGCTCGCGAATGTTCTAATTCTGTTCTCATCTTCGAGTCGCGTTGGAGGCGCGCGTGGCACTGCGGTACAGGGTAGTTGCGTTTGGAAAGCCACGGGGTCCGTGGCGGACGAAGAAGCGACAGGCAGTGCAGGACGCGCTGGCTGCGGGGCTGGCAGAGGTGGATGAGTGGGGGCAACTCTACCTAGACGGCGTTGCCGCCATCGAGTGGCAACGCGAGGCTGAGATTAGATTGAGCGCCTAGGAGCGTCGCGCATCGAATAGGACCACACTCGCCCTTCGATCACGATCGGCTCGGCTCCCAGTTCGATCTCGTGATGCTGCGGATTACTCGAGCAAGGCACGAGCCGGGCCGGGCCTTCCTGATACTCCTTGAAGGTGGTCTGCCCGTCCGCGGTGCGAACGACGTATCGGAAGCCTGGCCAAAGCTTCTTGTCATCGGGATCAACGATGACGGTCGAGCCGTCCGGCACGATCAAGTCCATGGAGTCCCCCTTGATCCGCAGGCCATAGGCATTCGGCGGAACTTCAGGATCTGTCACCACAAGGCGCTTGCCACCGATCTGTTCCTGCGGCTGAAAGCTGCCGGCGGGTACATCGCCAAGTAGCGGGATGCTGCGCAGCGGAAGGTGGTCGTCGCGTCCCGGTTCAGGCGCCAGCTCGGCTCTGATCGCGTCCATTTCATGGAGCTTGAACTGGCGTCGGCCAGCCAGGGCCTTTGATAGATGGTCCTCGTTCATGCCGACAGCTTGGGCCAGATCGCGCTGGCTCATGTTCCGCCTGTCCAGCTCGCCGCGAATGTCGTCGGGGGTCATCAGGGCATGAAGCGTGAGTTTGCGAATGTCGCAATCGCGATTATCGCAAGAAAACGGTTGCGCATTGTTTGCGATTAGCGCAAATCGCTCGCCATGCAGACGCAGGCGACCCGCATCATCGACGCACTTGGTGGCACGTCCGCCGTTTCGCGGCTGACCGAGACCCCGCCCTCCACCGTTCACAGCTGGCGGAAGAATGGGATCCCTCGGTCCCGCTTCGCGCATCTTCGTCTGGTAGGACAACAGCTTACGCCTCCGATTGACGTCGACGCTTTCGTAGGCGGCGAGCCGGCGGAGAATGTCGCGTGACTGCGCCGCGAATCCACACCTCGCACCGGACGGTTTCCGCGTCGTTGCTGCTCACCACACTCGGACAGAGCCTCGACGCGATCAAGCGCGAGGACGGCGCCACCTGGGCGGACCTGGATGCCGTGCTGGGCAAGAGCGATCGGGCCGCAGCGTATGCCGAAGGCAGCGCCGACATGGGCGTCGTCTCCTTCCTCCGCGGCTGCAAGCAGTGGGACGGCCGCCTCGCCAACGCCGTGCTGGCTCTGATCGGCATGCGATTGGTGCCGGTGCCCACCGTGCGCGCGACGCGCGAGGATATCCTGTCGCTGCTCGGCCGCCAGTCGAAGGAAGCGGCAGACCTGACCGGGGTCCTCTGCATGGCGCTGAGCAACGGCCAGGTCGACGCCGCGGAGGCGCGGCAAGGCAGGATCGAGGCCGAGCAGCTGCTCGCCGTCGTGCTGGCGATGATCGCCGAATTCGAACTTATCGAGAGGGAAGGACAGTGATGCGCAAGATGCATCTGAAGGCGCATGCGCCGAACGAAGGTGCCCGGCTGCTGGCGCGCTGGATCGCGCGGCAGGCGTATGGCGCCGTCAACCTCGCGGCGGTCGCTCTGCGGCTGGACCCCGTAATCCTGGAGCGGCTGCTCGAAGGTGATCTAATCCCCGGCGACGAGCTGGGCCGCGAGCTGTGGAACCGCGCCGGTATCGACCGCATGGCGTTCCAGCGGCGGCCGCTGTGTGGGTGGTTCGAGGCGCCCTCGATCGGGAAGCTGGCCGCATGATCGAGCCGGTCTGGACGGGCCTCGATTTCGCGTCCGGGCCGGAGATGAGCGCTGTCGTGGTCATCGATCACGACAGCGACGCTGGCGCGTGGGCGCGGGCCATCGAGATCACGCCGCACCTGGCGGCACAGATTCATGAGATCGCGCGCGGGATTTCCCCCCTGTTGCCCGCGCGCGTAGGCGAGGCGGCGGGATCCTACCCGCCCGCCGTCTCGCCATTCCAACCCTGGCGGGCCGCGTGATGGCGACCGCCTATGCCGCACAGGACTATGCCGTGGACGAGGGCGTCGTCGCGACAGCCGCGCAGGTGGAAGCCTGGCTGTCGGTCGCGAAGGCGGGCGACCGCTTCGTCTACGGTCCGATGCGTGCCACGCTGCCACTGGCGTCCAGCGGGCGTCGGCGCATGCTGGAGCTGGCGAACGCCGGCCTCGTGCTGCTGACCCGGCCTCGCCGCGCGGACGTACCCACGATGTTCAACTATACCGCGGTCCGCAGCACCGCCGCGCTGCCCGGCGCCAAGCCGGAGGGGCGCCCGGTGCTGTCGGCCGTCCGCGACGCGATCGTCGACGGCGAGATCGAGGCGATCGACCGGCTGCTGCCGGTACTGGAGCGCTTCGCCAACGCGGGCCGGCCATGCCCAACCGATCGCGACCTCGCCGCGCGCGCTGACTTGCCGCGCGAGCAAATCCCGCAGCTTCTAGATGTGCTTCGCCTGGCGAACGCGATACGCGTCTATGCCGCACCGGCGCCAACGAACCGTCGCGTCCACATCGTGGCGACGGGCGCCACGACGGGGATTGCGAAGTGAGCGGGGCGAGCGCGCGCGAGCTGTTCTCGCGGGTCGAGGCGTACCGTCTTCGCCATGGCGTCACACTCGCGTCGATCGCGGCTGCGGCGGGCGTGTCGCTGAGCGTGATCGACAAGCTGCGCACAGGGCGGCGCGTCAACGATGTGACCTTCGAACGGATCGTTACGTTCCTGTCGATCCACCGCGGCGGGCACGCCGATCTAGTCAAGGCCGATCGCCAGCTGGATCCGGCGGAGGGTGGCGCCGCAGCCGTCGCGGCCGCCTGGTCGCGCAGCGGTGCGCCAGCGCGGCCGTGCCCGAAAGCCTGCGCACGCGCGGCCGCTGAGGATCGCCGCGCCCATCACCTGCGGCAGCGGAGGGCAGCATGAGAGAGCGCGACGTCGAGACGATCGTGGCCGAGCGCGCGGGCGTGCTGGCCTTCGCGCGGGCGACGTGCACCCAGATCGATGCGCTGAGCGCGCGCGGCCGGCTGGGTCAGGCCGACGCGGACGCGGTCAAGAATGCGGTCCGCGCCTTCGCGCAAGGCATCGCCACGGGGCTGCACCGCGACGGGCATGATCCAGTGATGGTGCGCACGCTGATGCGGTCGATCGTGGGGGCGAGCAATGGCTGAGAACAGCGCCATCGAGTGGACTGATCACACCTTCAATCCGTGGATCGGCTGCACAAGGGTCAGCCCTGGCTGCGACCACTGTTACGCAGCGGATCTGTCCGAGGCGCGGCTTGGCGTGCGCTGGGGGCCTGGGCAACCGCGCCGCCACACCGCCGCCTCGACGTGGAACCAGCCGCGAACGTGGGATCGTCGGGCCGCAAGGCTCCGCATCCGCTACCGCGTCTTCTGCGCCAGCCTCGCGGACGTATTCGACAATGAGGTGCCGGCGGAGTGGCGTGGCGAGCTGTTCGCGCTGATCCGTGAGACGCCGAACCTTGACTGGCTGCTGGTGACGAAGCGGATCGGGAACGCCGACAAGATGGCGCAGGCGGCGGGCGGGTGGCCCGAGAACGTGTGGCTGGGCGCAACGATCGTTAATCAGGCGGAGGCCGAGAGGGATATTCCCAAACTCGCCGCCATACGCGGACCGGAATACCGCTTTCTGTCGATGGAGCCGCTGCTCGGACCAGTCAATCTGGAGCCGCACTTGCTTTATCAGCCGTGCCCCAACTCGCTCGACGGGTTGTCGCAGGACCCCAGCACCGGCGCCTACGAGTGCTGCTCGCGATGCGACTGGACCGCGATCAGCGAGGAGCTGGCGCTCGACTGGATCATCGTCGGTGGGGAAAGCGGGCCGAACGCCCGGCCGATGCACCCCAATTGGGCGAGGAGCCTGCGCGACCAGTGCGCGGCAGCCGGAGTGCCGTTCCTTTTCAAGCAATGGGGACATTGGGCGCCTCTGCTGTCGGCGGCGACCGTGGACTGGCCTGCCACCAACGTGGCTTGGCCCGACGGACACGTTGGTGCCGGCTCTCCGCGTGCAAATGGTGGCAAGGGCGAACAGCTTTATCAGGCGGCGAAGAAGGTCGCGGGACGAACACTGGATGGCGCGCTGCACGACGGGCGGCCGGATCGTGCCTGACGCTGCCGACATGGCCGCCGAGATACAGGCCGAGACCGTGGCACGCGGGCTGTCGCGCACGCGCGTGCAGATCTCCGCCGGCGTCGCCGGTGAATGCAGCGACTGCGGTCACATGATGCTCCGCCTAGTCGGCGGGTTGTGTGCCTTCTGCCGTGACGGGCGGCTCCCGCCCGACGACTGGGAGCCGCCTGTAATCAACTTGCCGAGACCACGAGAGGAATCTGTCGTCATGCCCAAGTCTGTCCAGCTGCCTTCCTCTGCGATCGACGCGATCAAAGCGGTGGAGAAGCGCGCACGCGGTCTCGGAACGTCGCAGGGCGAAGCGGCCGCCGACCTGATCGTCGCTGGATTGCGGACGATCGATAGCGAAGGCGTCCGCACGCCGCTCAGTGACTTCGACGTGGAGGAGCTGCTGGCCGAAGTCCGGCTGCGGCTCGTCACTGCTGCCAGCCCTTCGATCGTAGAAGCGCTGACGACGCGAGCGGAACTGGCGGAACGCAAGCTCGCACAGATCCAGGCGGCGTTCGCCTGAAGCTATCGCCCGCGCGGGTGACGAACGTCGCCGCGTGAGGAACCGGGGGAATGAGGGTGCCAACGACAACGCTGCCGTCCGCCATGGGTCAGGCGGCGCTCCAATACGCGCGCCGGGGCTGGCCGGTCTTCCCGGTCCGCGAGCGTGACGAGACCGTCCGCATCGGCGGGGCAGGGGGCGAGGAGCGCACGTTCAAGGCCAAGGCGCCCTACACGGGCAAAGGGCTGAAGGACGCCACCACGCACGAACCGACGATCGAGGCGTGGTGGCGTCAGCACCCGAACGCGCTGATCGGCCTGCCCACTGGCGTGAACGGGTGCTTCGTTCTCGACTTCGACCCGCGTGTCGAAGAGGACTGCGATCCGGAGACCGGCGAGGTCATCGGCACTCGCGAGTGGACGCTGGAGCAGCTGAAGGCCGACCTGGAAGATCAGATGGGCGTGCCGCTGCCGCGCTCGCTGACCGCGATCACGCAGTCGGGCGGCGTCCACGTCTACTTCCGCCAGCCCGACGGCGAGCCGATCCGGAATCGCGGCAACCTTCCGGCGCACGTCGACGTGCGCGGCCTGGGCGGATACGTGATCGCTCCCCCCAGCATCCTGCCGGACACCGGCAAGAGCTATCGCTGGATGCGCGACCGCGGCGATTGGCGCGACGACGCGGATATTGCCGAGGCGCCGGCCGAGCTGGTGACGATCCTGCGCTCGCGTAAGGTCAGGCCTGCTGCCAGCCCTGCCGCGATGCCGGCGGAGCGGCGGCAGGTGCCGGCGTCGTCGGCCGGGCACGTCGACGACGCGGTTCGGAAATATGCGCTGTCGGCCCTCGACGGCGAGTGCCGCGCGATCCGGACGGCAGGATCGGGACGCCGCAATGCGCAGCTGAACGAAAGCGCCTTCAAGGTCGCGACGCTGGTCGCGGCGGGCGCGCTCGACGCCGGCGTCGCGCGTGCGAGCGTGGAGGCCGCCGCGCGCGACAACCCCGGCCGCGACGACGACGGGCAGCTGATGCTGACCGTCGCCAGCGGCTGGACCGCAGGAAGCGAACAGCCTCGCGATCTCGGAGAGATCGCGGCCGCTGCTCGATCCCGCGCCGATCGGCGCCCGGCCGCGCCCGGCCGCCCCGCGCCGCGGGCTGAGCGCCGAAACGACGCATCCTTCCGGGTTGGAAGGGTGGATGGCGTTCAAGTGCTGGACGAGGCGGGGTGGGCGCGGGCGCGGAAGGTCGCGCAGGCGTGGCTTGCGCGGCGGGCTGAGAACGTCGATCCGACCAAGGAAGCAATCACCCGGCTGGCCTATGGCGTCGGGCGGCGGATCGCGGCCGAGCTGCTCGACGAACACGACGCCAAGCAGGCGCTGTGGGACGTTTACGAGGGCATCGCGGATGTCCAGCACGCCGACGTCGACCGCGCGATCGAAGACGGGATCAACCGCGGGTTCGATCTGGCGCCGATCGCGCTGACGATGAAGTGCCTCGGATATCCGCTGACCGATTTCGGCATCGCCGAGCGCTTTCGCGATCGATACGGCGACGATTTCCGTTTTACCACCGGCAAGGGCTGGCTCGGCTGGGACGGTCGGCGCTGGAAGGTGCTGGACCAGGACGAGAAGACCCCGCCGGCCGAGGTCATCGCGGCCGTCTTCGAGACCGTGCGGGCCATTCAGGACGAGGCGCGCTTCATCGCCGACACGAAGGTGAAGTGGAGCCTGGTGCGCGACGGCAAGGAGCAGCGGCTCGATCTCGATGACGAGGACAATCCGCACGGCCTCGACCGCTGGATCGCGAAGGGCAAGGGCTGGGAGCTGCTCTCGACCAAGGTGTCCGTGTTCGGCCGCCAGTCCGAGACGACGGGGAAGCCGGCCGCGGTCGCGCTGCTCGCGCGGCGCTGGCTGACGGTCCCGATCGAGCGGTTCGACCACGACAAATACGCCTTCAACGTCGCCAACGGCACGCTGCGCTTCCGCACGGAAGAGGGGCCGGACGGCGCACGCGAGGGTGCGGTCACGCTGTCGCCGCACAATCGCGCCGACATGCTGACGAAGCTGTCGCCGGTGACCTACGATCCGGGCGTCGCCTCGCCGCGCTACGACGCCATGTTCGGCTGGGCGCAGCCCGACGCCTCGATGCGGCGCTACCTGCACCAGCTCGGCGGCTATGCCCTCACCGGCGACGCCGGCGAGCAGAAACTGTGGTTCTGGTACGGGCGCGGTCGCAACGGCAAGGGCACCACGCTCGACGTGTGGCAGCACGTCGTCGGCGACTATGCCGACAGCATCCCGATCGGCTCGTTCCTCGACCAGGGCATCAAGAAGCGCGGCGACCAGGCGTCGCCCGATCTCGCGAAGCTCGCCGGCGTGCGCATGCTGCGATCGTCGGAGCCGGGGCGGAACGAGAAGCTCGACACCGGTCTGATCAAGCTGGTGACTGGCGGCGATCCGCTGCCGGTTCGCATGCTCCACCGCGGGTTCTTCAACCTGCAGCCGCTCTTCAAGCTCATCATCATGGGGAACACGAAGTTCGACATTCCGGATACCGACGACGGCATCTGGAGCCGCATGAAGCTGATCCCCTGGCTCAGGAACATCGAGAAGCCGGAGCCGGGCGTAGCCAACTGGCCGGAGAAGGATCCGAACCTGCCGGCGAAGATCATCGCCGAAGAGGCATCGGGCGTGCTGAACCGCCTTGTCGCCGGCCTGCTGGATTACCTCAGCAATGGCCTCGTGGAGCCGAAAAGCGTGACCGAGGCCACGATGGCCTATCGGGACGCCAGCGACCCTCTGGCGCGCTTCCTGCGCCTCTGCGTCGTCGCCGACGCCGACACTCGTGTCCAATCGTCGAAGCTGCACGAGGTCTTCGTCGCCTGGTGCAAGGCAGCCGGCGAGCGCGAGTGGTCGAACAAAGGCTTCTCCAACGCGATGGCGGAAAAGGGCTATCAGAAGAAGGCCAGCGACGGGATGCAGTGGCTGGGCATCCGCCTCGTGAAGGAGGTGCACGACTTCGTCGACCACGACGGCAAACCTCGCTCGCTGAGTGACGAACCCGTCCTCTCCGATAATCGCACGATGGTCGACGACAACGGATGGCCGCCGCCTGACGACTTCGGCGACGTGCCGCCGTGAGGGCTGGCGCGACACATATCCTTCCGGTCCGGAAGGGTGGCGGAAGGGTTCTTGGAAGGGAAAGCGGCGGATTTCTGCGGCTTCGGAAGGTTCGGAAGGTTAGTCGCGATGTTGCCCGTACATCATGCGCACATGCGCAGGCGCACGACGAAAACATACGTCAATCCTTCCGACCCTTCCGATCCTTCCATCAGGTAAGAAAAAGGGCGTTCTTCTAATGGGTTATGGTGAGTTGGATGGCGGAAGGGTTGGTGGCGACGCTTCCGGGGCCGGAAGGATGACGTTCACGGACGTCGAGGACCGGCTTGTCGAGGCGATGCTGACCTGCTGGCGCCACGGGGACCGCGAACGCGGCTGGCAGCGGCTGCGCTCGGCATGGCCGGAGATCAGCCGCGACGTTTTGGCCGGAGACTATGACGCGCGTGGCGGCCTGGATGCGGGCGAGCAGCCGTCGTTGAAGCCGGCATCGCTCACCCGGCGCGAAGTGGCTGAGATGGAGGAGGCGTTCGCTTGGCTCGACGCCGTCGATCCGGCCGACCGCAAGGTGATCGGCCTCGCCGTGGCGCAGCTGGCGGCGGGCAAGCGGGAGATCAGCTGGATCAGGATGCTGCCGCGCCTGGGTCTTAGCCGGGGCGCACACGGCCTGCGCAAGCGCTACGGCCGCGCCCTTGCCGCCATCTGTGACCGTGAAAACCGCAGAAATGCAGGGGACTTGCGTGTCAACGGGGTAAATCTGCCGGACTGATCATTTTCCCTGTCCACCTGTCGGGCATTTTCGGCGTATTTCACGTCACGCTGGGACGGGCCTTCGGGATCGGCACGGCACATCCTCTCCTTAGACTTCGCGAAGGGCGCCCGGCTTCGGCTCGGCGCCCTTCGTGCTTTCGAGTATGAAATGGGTCGGCTGAAGGGACTGACGCCGCGTCTCGGCTCGCTGCGCCCGCGCCTCGCGCCAGCACCGCACGATCGGCAGCAGTACGATCGCCGACGCGATGAGCAGCCGTGGCGGCAGTGGTACAAGACGGCGCGATGGCAGCGGCTTCGTTGGGCCATCCTTCAGCGCGACCTGTTCACCTGCCAGCGCTGCCATCGGCTCGAAGGCGAGACGTCGAAGCTGGTGGCCGATCACCGGCGCGCGCACCGTGGCGACGAAGCGCTGTTCTGGGATGAGGGCAACCTCTGGACCCTCTGCAAGCCGTGCCACGACGGTTGGAAGCAGCGGCAGGAGGCGCGCGAGCGCTGAGAGGGAGGGGGGGGGGGTCGAAAGTCCAGCAGGGGCCGGCCGCTAGACCGCCGTCCCTCCCATTCGGAGATTTTTTTCGCGATGCCGGAAGATTTGGGACGCGACCTGTTCGGCGACCCGATCGTCCTGGCCAAGGAAGGCCGTGGGCGGCCGGAACACGCCTGGTCTCTCGAAAGCTCCAACCGGGTGCTGATCGCCTTTGCGCGCGGCATGACGGTCAAGGAAGCGGCAACCGCGATCGGAGTCTCGGTCCCGACCCTGCGGAAGCATTATTTTTCCGAGGTCGCGAAGCGCGACAGTGCCCGCGTCCGGATGGAGATCACGCAGCTCGCCCGGCTGAACGACGCCGCGGCTGACGGGAACGTCGCGGCCGAGAAGGAGCTGCTGAAGCAGATGGAGAAGGGCGCCATGATCAGCGGCGCCCGCGCCATGGAGAAGCCGGCCAAGGTGAAGCAGCCGAAGCTGGGGAAGAAGGAGCAGCTGGTCGCTGACGCCGGCACGGCATCGAAGAGCGGTGAATGGGGTTCGTTGCTGAAGCACTAGCCCGCCGCTTCGCCGAACCGGACTGGCCGCTGTTCGCCTGTCCGGATTGGGCGGAGCGCCTGGCGCAGCGGCGGTCGCTGATACCGGATGCGTTGCGCGAGCTGCTCGATCAGAAGGAGGCGGCGCGCGCCGTCGCCATCTTCAACAAGCTGCGCCTGCCGGACGTGCCGGGGCAGCCGACGATGGCCGAGGCGGCGGGCGAGTGGCAGCGCGACATTGTCCGCGTGTTGTTCGGCACGATCGATCCCGCCACTCGGGTGCGGATCCTGCGCGAGATCTTCGCGCTGGTGCCGAAGAAGAACGCGAAGACGACGGGTGGCGCGGCCATCATGGTGACTGCGCTCCTGATGAACGAGCGGCCTCGCGCCGAGTTCGTGTTGGTCGGTCCTACGCAGGAGGTTGCCGACACCGCATTCCAGCAGGCCTCGGGCATGGTCGAGGCTGACGAGTTCCTGCGCACGCGGTTCCACGTCGCGGAGCATACGAAGACGATCACAGACCGCCTCACGAAGGCGCGGTTGAAGATCAAGACCTTCGACATGCGGGTGGCGACCGGATCGAAGCCGGCCGGCATCCTGCTAGACGAGCTGCACCTCATGGCCAGCATGGCGGATGCCGGCCGCGTGATCGGACAGCTGCGGGGCGGCATGATCGCCAACCCCGAAGCATTCATGGTGATCATCACCACGCAGTCGGACCGGCCGCCCGCCGGCGCCTTCAAGGCCGAGCTGGATTACGCCCGCGGCATTCGCGACGGTCGCATCGTCGCCGACGTGGCGACGCTTCCGCTGCTCTACGAGCTGCCCGAGAAGATGCAGCGGGACGGCTCGTGGCGCGATCCGGCGCATTGGCACATGGTGCTGCCGAACGCGGGCCTGTCGATCACGATTGAGCGCCTGGCCGCCGAGTATCGAGCCGCTCGCGACAAGGGCGACGAGGAAGAGCGGCGCTGGGCGTCGCAGCATCTGAACGTGCAGATTGGCCTCGCCCTGCACACCGATCGCTGGATCGGCGCGGACTATTGGGAGCGGCAGGCCGATGCCGGGCTGACGCTGGCAACCCTCCTCGTGCGGGCGGAGGTGATCGTCGCCGGGATCGATGGCGGCGGCCTGGACGATCTGCTGGGCCTCACGTTGGTGGGGCGCTGTCGGGATACGAAGCGCTGGCTCGCCTGGTCGAAGGCCTGGGCGCAGCCGATCGTGTGGGAGCGCCGAAAGGAGATCGCGGCCGAACTGGACGGCTTCGTTGAGGACGGCGACCTCGTGCGGTGCGAGCATCCGACGCAGGACTTGCAGGAAGTCGCCGCGCTGCTTGTGACGGTGCAAGCCGCCGGGCTGATGCCGGAAACGAACGCCATCGGCCTCGATCCGCAAGGCATCGGCGCGCTGATCGACGAGTGCGTGCAGCAGGGCCTGCCCGAAGAGTTGATGACGTCGGTTTCGCAGGGCTTCAGGCTGAGCGGAGCGGTGTGGACCGCGGAGCGCAAGCTGGCGGACGGCACCTTCGTCCATGCCGATCAGGCGCTGATGGTCTTCTGCGTCGGCAATGCCCGCGTGGAGCAGCGTGGCAACGCCGTGCTGATCACGAAGCAGACCGCTGGAAAGGCGAAGATCGACCCGCTGATCGCGCTGTTTAACGCGGTCTTTCTAATGAGCCGCAACCCCGAGGCGACAGGAGGTGGAATGGACGCGTTCTTGAACCGCCTGGCGGCGGCTGCATGAATCTGTGGACGAAGGCCGTCTCGCTGTTCCGGCGGGTGCTGAGCCTCACGGACCCGGCCGGTTGGTCGCGGGAAGGCCAGAGCCACGCCGGGGAGCCGGTGAACGCAGGTTCGGCGCTGGCGCTCTCGTCGGTTTGGGCGTGCGTGAACCTGCTGGCCGGCACGATCGCCAGCCTGCCGATCGTGGTCTACCGCAGCGATGGGAAGGGCGGGCGCGTCGTCGCCAAGGATCATTGGGCCTATCGCCTGCTGCACGACAGCCCCAACGCCGATCAGACCGCCGTCGATTTTTGGGAGGGTGCCTACGCTTCGCTGGAGCTGAAGGGCAACGCCGTTGCCGACATCGAGCGCTCCGCCGATGGCAAGCGCGTGATCGCGTTGACGCCGATCGCCTGGGACGCGCTGACGGTCACGCGCGATCGGGATGGCACTTTGGTCTATCGCTGGGCCGATCAGACGCGCCGGCAGGATGACGTGCTGCACATCCGCGGCTTCGGCGGGGCGCCCGAGGGTGGCCTCTCGACGCTGGCGTTCGCTCGCCACGCCTTCGGCCTGGCGACAGCGATCGACCGGGCGGCGGGTCAAATGTTCGCCAACGGCGTGCGGCCTTCGGGCCTGCTGAAGTTCGACAAGTGGCTGACCGACGACCAGGCGCGCACTGCCGAGACGCGGATGCAGGAGAAGTTCGTCGGCACGATGAACGCGGGCAAGCCGATGGTGCTGGAGGGAGGCGTCACCTGGCAGCAGCTGACGATCAATCCCGAGGACGCGCAGATGCTCCAGTCGCGCGGCTTCTCGGTCGAGGAGTGCTGTCGCTTCTTCGGCGTGCCGCCGTTCATGATCGGCCACAACGAGAAGTCGAGCGGCTATCCGACGAGCCTGGAGCAGCAGGTGCTGACCTTCCAGAAGTTCGCCTTGCGACGCCGTCTCAAGCGCGCAGAGCAGGCCATGGAGAAGCAGCTGCTGACCCCGGCGGATCGCGCTGCTGGCATCACGATCGAGTATAACCTCGAAGGCCTGCTGCGCGGCGACAGCGCGGCGCGATCGGCCTTCTACCAGTCGGCGCTCAACAACGGCTGGATGACGATCAACGAGGTGCGAGCGCTGGAGAACATGCTGCCGGTGCCGGGCGGCGACGTGCCCCGCATGCAGATGCAGAACGTGCCGATCACGCAGGCGAACGGACAGCAGGTGGTAAGCTGATGATCTACGTCTCGAAAATCCCCTCCGTGGAAGAGGTTCTGGCTGGCGGCCCGCAGGCGGGTGTTGCTCCGCCTCCTGGCTTCGGCCCGGATGCCGCAGATGGGACGGTCGAGCGTGTCGGTACAGGTGGCGGATTCTTCTCGGCCTCCGATCTCCAGTCGACCGGCCCGTCTCGCGACGCCTTCGATGACCTCGCCGACGCGGCGGCAGCATTGAAGGCGGCTCGCGCGGAGAAGGCAGCCGCGGATGACGCAGCCTCTACCGCGCGTCAGCGCGCCGACGCCGCTCGCATCGCGCTGGAAGAAGCGACGGCAGCGTTCGACGTCGCCAGCAAGAAGGTGCGGTGACATGAGGCATCTCGATTTCCCGCTCGACGTGAAGGACGTCGGCGAAGACGGCTCGGTCGAGGGGCTGGCCGCCGCCTACAACAACATCGACCACGGTGGTGACATCATCCTGCCCGGCGCCTTCACGAAGACGCTGAAAGGTCGCAAGTCGCTGCCGATGCTGCTTTATCACGATCAGCGCATGCCGATCGGCGTGTGGACCGACTTCGACGACACGCCGAAGGGACTCAAGCTGAAGGGGCGCATCACGACGGTCACCGCCGTCGGCACCGACGCTCTTGCCCTGGCGCGCGAGGGCGCGTTGGCCGGGCTGTCGATCGGTTATCGGTCGGTGAAGGAGCGATACACCGACAGCGCGCGCGAGCTGATCGAGGTGGCGCTGCACGAGACTTCGCTCGTCGCGATCCCGATGAACGAGCGCGCGCAGCTGACGCGCGTGAAGGACATACTGGCGCACGGCCAACTGCCGTCCGTCCGACAATTCGAGGAGTTCCTGCGGGACGCAGGCGGCTTCTCGAAGAGCCTTGCCGCGGCAATCGCGAGCAAGGCGACGCCGCATCTTCGGGGGGATCCCGACGTGAAGGCGGATGAAGCCGCCGAGTTCTGGCGCGGCCTGCTCGGCTGATCTCCACCTAATCCAAGGAACACCACATGCGAAAGTTTGCCCTGCTGGGCAGCGCGATGGCGCTGCTCGGTCCGATGACCGCTGCCGAGCGCAAGCGCGGCCGCTACATGCGCGGTCCCGAAGGTCACCCGGAATCGAAGTCCGCTGCGGAGCTGGCGAACGAGGCGAAGGCCGCGTTCGAAGCGAAGCACAACGAGGTCAAGGCCATCGCCGAGAAGGCGCTGGCCGAAGCCGAGAAGGGCATCCCGCTCTCCACCACGGCCAAGGAACTCGCTGACCAGGCGCTGACCGGCATGAACGAGGCGAAGAGCCGCCTCGACGAGCTGGAGCAGAAGATGGCGAAGCGCGGCCCGGCCGACGCCGATCGTCCCAAGTCGATCGGCGAGCAGTATGTCGAGAGCGACCAGTTCAAGGCCGCCTTCGCCAACGGCGCCCGGCAGGGTCAGAACGTCGCGATCGAGGTGAAGGCGATCACCAGCCTGACCACCGATGCGAACGGGTCGGCGGGTGATCTGGTTCGTGCTGAGCGCGTCCAGTCGCCGATGCAGATGCTGCCGAACCGGCAACTGACGATCCGCAACCTCATTGCGCCGGGACAGACCGCGTCCAGCTCGATCGAGTACGTGCAGGAGACCGGCTTCACCAACAACGCGGGCATGGTTGCCGAGGGCACGCTGAAGCCGGAATCCACGCTGAAGCTGGACCTGAAGAACGCGCCCGTTCGCAAGATCGCGCACTGGTTCCTGGCATCGGCCGAGATCCTCGCGGACGCGCCGGGCCTGCGGTCGATGATCGACAACCGGCTGCGCTACGGTCTCGCCTTCGTCGAGGACGTGCAGCTGCTGAAGGGTGACGGCACCGGGCAGAACCTGGCGGGCATCAAGCCGCAGGCGGCCGACTATGCCGTGCCGGCCGGCCTGACCGGCTACGCGACGCCGACGATGATCGACAAGCTGCGGATCGCGCAGCTTCAGGTTGCGCTCGCCCTGTATCCGGCGGACGGGCAGGTGCTGCACCCGATCGACTGGGCCATCATCGAGATGATGAAGGACGGTGAGGGGCGCTACCTCATCGGCAACCCGCAGGGTTCGCTCGCTCCCACGCTGTGGGGCCTGCCGGTCGTGCCGAGCATGGCGCAGACGGTCGGCGAGTTCACCGTGGGCGCGTGGAAGATGGGCGCGCAGCTCTTCGACCGCGAGCAGTCCGGCGTGCTGGTGTCGACCGAGGATGGCGACAACTTCCGCCGCAACATGGTGACCATCCTCGCCGAGGAGCGGCTGGCGCTGACGGTCTACCGTCCGGAAGCCTTCGTCGACGGCGCGTTCGCCAACGCGTGAAGTCCGGCCGGGGCGAGCGGTCGATCGCTCGCCCCGGCACACCAGGAGAACGGAAATGGCCGAGAAGAAGACCTACGTCGTCTATCGCGCGATGCACGGCGAAGGCCGCGACTACGCGCGCGGCGACGAGCGCGAGATGACCGAGGCGGACGCCGCCACGCTGGTCAAGTCCGGCGCGCTGGCACTGAAGGGCGAGGTGCCGATGGAGCGCGCCGAGCCGGTGCGCCACACCTTCGGCACGGCGAAGACCAGCCAGCGCGACTTCGTTCCCGCAATCACCGACGCCGATGTCAGCGACAGCCGCGTCGATGGTCGGCGTTCCCCGGCGCGGAAGGGCTAAGCCATGCCCGATCTTATCACGCCGGTTCCGGACGCTACGCCGATCGGCGAGCTGATCGGCGGCAAGCTGCACGGCTACGTCATCCTGCGCGACGCGAACGGCGCCGACATCCTCGGCCTGCTGACCGCCACGCCCGCAGCGAACACGATCGGCGCGCGGCTGAAGGCCATCGCTGACAATACCGATGGCCTCGAAGGCTTCGTCGATGGCATCGAGGCGCTCATCACAGCGACCAACGCGGCGCTGACGACGCTCAACGGCTACAACGACGCCGTCGAGCAGCTGCTGGGCACGAACAACAGCACCACTGCGTTGACCGCGCCGGCCGACGATCTCTTTGCGATCGTGCCGAGCGACACGGTCGACCTGGCGACTGTGCCAAAGGCGCTATACTGCGCCGTCGCCGGCAACGTCGCGCTGCGGGGGACCGGAAACACCACGATCACCATCCCCGTGGTCGCGGGGCAGATCGTGCCGATCCGCGCACGGCGGGTTATGGCAACCGGCACGACCGCCACCATGGTGGGCCTCGCCTGATGATCGCGCAGCTGATCGCGATCGGCGTCTTCTCGGCAGCCGCTCCGCCTACGTCGGGCGTGGTCAACGTGCCGGACGAGCGGACGGCGCTCGTCGCGCGCGTCCAGGCCAGCGCGACGATCGCTGCCGGCATCCCGCTCGGCGCCGTCGAGTGGGAGCAGCCCTACGATCCGGCCGATCACGCGCGCTATGCCTTCAGCTGGGCGACGCTGCTGGAGCCAGAGGAGCAGGTGGCCGAGATCCTCGCCATCCGCGTCTCGTCCGCGGCTGCCGCGCTCGGCATCATGGTCGACCAGTCGGTCGGCCACTCGCCGCTGATCGATTCCGTTGAGGGCCGGAAGGTCCAGCTGTGGTTCGTCGTTGCCGAGGCGATGCAGGAGGCGGCCACGTTCCTGGGCGCCGGCGTGAAGATCCCCATCACGATGAAGATCCTCACGACCCTCGGGCAGCGCTTCGAGCGCACGAACGTGCTGACGGTGCGGCAGCTGTGAAGATCGAAAATGGCCGGCGCGTGCCGCTGGAGATCGAGGGCGTCTTCTCCGGCTTGGCCGGCGTGCGCGGGCCGTTCGTGTCGTTCATCCCGAATAGGGTGGGCAAGCGGGCCGACGCGGCGCGTGGCGGCATCCTCGACGGCAAGCCGGTCACGCTTAATCCGATGAAGGATCCCACGGGACCGTTCTGGACCTCGCGCTTCGAGGTGCTGGCGTGACGATCGAGGAAATGCGCGCGCTGCTCGGCCTCGGTCCCGAGTTCTCCGACGCCTATGTTGCGAACGCCTACGCCGAATATATCGGCGCGGGCGGCGGGGCTGCCGGCGACGTCGAGCTTATCCCGCTGGCGATCGTGAAAAAGCACCTGCGGCTGGAGGCCGACGACGACGCCGAGGACGATCTCGTCGCGCTCTATCTGGCTGCGGCCATCGCGCATCTCGACGGCCGCGACGGCTGGCTCGGCCGCGCTCTCGTCGAGCGCGTCTATGTGCAAACCTTCGCCGGCTTCGAGTGCGCCGGTCGGCTGCCCTATCCGCCGCTGGTGGCTGTCACCGGCGTGGAGCGGCGCGAGGGCGATCTCTGGCTGCCGATCGCGGCCGATCAGTGGGACGTGGTCGACGATCGCCTGGTGCCAGTCGGAGGCGGGCGGTGGCCAGCTGGCGCAGCACGGGTCACGTACCGCGCCGGTTACGACCCGGAGGCCGGGCGCCCGCTGCCGAAGGCGTTGCAAGCCGCCATCCTGATCATGACGGCCGACCTCTTCCGCAACCGCGGCGAGGTGGCGTCGACCACCACCTCGCGGGTCTCGATGTCCGCATCGGTGGAAGCGCTGCTGTCGCCGTTCCGGATCTGGCGCGTCTGATGATGGGGCTGGATGCCGGCGAGCTGGACCGCCGGGTGACGTTCTACCGCCGCCCGGTCGATGACGACGGCTTCTCGTCTTCGCCCGGAGCGCCGGTGGAGGCGGGGAAGCGCTGGGCGAAGAAGACCGACATCGGCGATGCCGAGCGGATCTCCGCAGCGGCGCAGCAGCAGGTAGTCTCGACACGCTTCCTGCTGCGCTACGACGGCCTGACCCGGCAGATCGCGCCGGAGTGGCAGATGGTCTGCGATGGCCTGCGCTACGAGGTGGTCGGGATCAAGGAAGTCCGCGGCACGCGCGTCGCGGTCGAGATCACGACGTCGGCGTTGCGCTCGTGAAGACCGGCATGAAGATCGAGGGCTTCGAGGAGGCGGACGCCAACCTCGAAGCCTTGGCCGCGCTCAGCGACGCCGAGGCGCTGGTGGCGCTTGGGATCGATGCCCTGCAGCCCGTCGCCGACACGGCGCGCGGCATAGTTCGCCGTCGCACCGGGCGGCTGGCACGGTCGATCGGCGTGGGCACGCGGCTCAGCCCGCGCCAGGCCGCGCTGAGCGCGCCCGAGCGGGGGACGGTCGAGATCTACGTCGGACCGGGATCGATGCCGCAGGCGATCACGGAGGAGTTCGGGACCGTCAACGAGGCCGGGCATCCGTATTTGCGCCCAGCCTGGGACACGCGCCTCGCCGATGTTCTCGCTCGCCTCCGGCAGGGAGCGGCGACGCGGCTTCAGCGGATCACGAAGGGCTGACGCGATGGAGGAGGCGTTCCGTGCCGCGCTGCTGGCCTACAACGGGCTGACGGCGCTCGTCGGCACCCGCATCGACTGGGGTGAGCGGGCTGGGCAGTTGCCCAGCATCCGTCTTCTGCTGGTCAGCGGCGTGCCGCTCTACACCTACGGCGGCCGGGTGAGCCTGACGCCGTATCGCGTCCAGGCGGACTGCTTCGGCGCGCGCTACGGCGTCGCCAAGGCCGTAGCGCGCGCCGTCCAGGGCGCCTGCGACACGCTGTCGCGCCCAGTCTGGGATGCCTGTTTCGTCGAAGCCGAGCGCGACGATCAGGAGAGGGATGCCGGTGGCACCCTCGTCCATCGCACCTCGCTCGATCTTCGCCTCTGGCACCACTCGTAAGGAAGGAGTCCCGCTATGCCCGCCACCACGGCCATCACCGGCCTCGGCATCAAGTTCGGCATCAAGGCCACGGCGAACGCCACGACCTACACCGACGTCGCCGAGGTCTTCGACATCACCCCGCCGCAGGAGATGGACGACGAGATCGAGGCGACGCATTACCAGTCGCCGGACGGGTTCAAGGAGTTCATCGGCGGCCTCACCGATCCCGGCGAGTGCACCTTCTCGCTCAACTACGTGCCCGGCAACTCGGCGGAGCAGCTGATCCTGGCCACGAAGACGACGCGCAAGGCGCGCGGCGTCCGGCTGACCTGGCCGAACGGCTACACCTGGACGTTCGATCTGCTGATCCGCGGCTTCCAGCCCACCGCGCCGCTCAACGATCGGCTGACCGCCGAGGTGACCGGCCGCGTCAGCGGCTCGATCGCGCGCGCCGCGGCCAGCGTCTGAGGAACGGGCGCATGGCAAACGCGATCAAGGGCGAGGTCAGCTTCCCGGCTGCCGGCAAGACGTGGACGCTCGTCTACGACTTCAACGCCCTCTGCACGATCGAGAGCGAGCTGGCCGTCGACGTCGCGAGCGTCGGCGACCGGCTCGCAAGCCCCTCCATGATCCGGTCCGTGTTCCGGATCGGGCTGGAGGCGCGTCACGGCGCGATCTCCGACATCGAGGCCGGCAACCTCATCCACGACATGGGACCGGACGCTGCCGCCGACGTGATCGCGCGGGCGTTCAAGGCGGCCTTCCCCGACGCTGCGGCGAGTGCGGAGGGAAAGGCTCAGTCGAGGAAGAAGAAGCCTGGGACTGGTCCCGAGCGCTGACGATCTGGGCGGAGCTGGACCTCGGCTCCCCCGATGCCTTCTGGCGATCCACGCCGCGGCAGATGCTCCTCCTGGCGGAGGGCAGGCGGCGAGCGGCGGAGGTGTCGCAGCAGGACCGCGCCTGGCTGGCTTGGCACATCGCCGCCTTCCAGCGCGCGAAGAAGATGCCGCGCCTGTCGGAACTGAGCGGGAAGAAGAAGGCCGCGGTGAAGCGGCGCCGCGGAATGTCGATCGACCAGCTGCAGACGATGGCCGCGATGTGGGCGGCGGCAACGCCGAAGGAAGGGGGTGACGTATGAGCCAGGGAGCAGTGATCGGCGCGCTGCGCGGCGTCCTCGTCCTCGATGCCAGCGACTGGAGTCCGGCGATCAGCCGCGCGCGCGGCGATCTCAGTGGCCTCCGCGGCGCGCTGCAGGACGTCGCGCGCGTCGTGGAGAGCCTGGGGGAGAAGATGCGCTCCGCTGGCGTCGGCCTCACCGCCGGCATCAGCGCGCCGCTGGCGGCCGTGGCTGTCACATCGAACAAGGCGGCCAGCAGCTTCGAAGCCGCGATGAAGACGGTGGAGAGCGCGCTTGGGCGCGTCAGCGGCCGGGAGCTGAAGGCGCTCTCCGATCAGGCGCGCGCGCTCGGTCCCGCCGTGGGGAAGAGCGCCGTGGAGGCGGTGGAGGGCATGGACGCGCTCGCACGCGCCGGCCTCAACACGTCGCAGATCCTGGGCGGCGGGCTGAAGAGTACGCTCGACCTCGCGGCGGCCGGCATGGCGGATGTTGCGCCTTCCGCGGCGCTCGTCACCGACGCGATGGGACAGTTCAAGCTGACCGCCTCGCAGCTGCCCTACGTCGTCGGCAGCGTCGTCGGCGCGCTCGACGCCAGCAAGTTCGGCTTCGTCGATTTCCAGCAAGCGGTCGCGCAGGGGGGCGGCGCGGCGGCCTCGGCGAGCATGAGCTTCCGCGATTTCTCCACCGCCATCGCCGCGACCAGCACGCAGTTCTCCAGCGGCAGCGACGCCGGCACGAGCTTTAAGACCTACCTGTCCCGCCTGGTGCCCGCCTCCAATGAGGCCGCCGCGGCGATGAAGGCGCTCAACATCAACTTCTTCGACGCGGACGGGCGGATGAAGCCGCTCGCCGATCAGGCCGAGCTGCTGAAGACGGCCTTCGCCGGGCTGTCCGACGAGACGAAGAAGTCGGCGCTGACGAAGATCTTCGGCGACGATGCGTTTCGCACCGCGCTCGGCCTCATGGAGCAGGGGCGGCAGGGCGTCGAGCGCCTGCAGGAGACGATCGCGAAGGGTGACGTCGAGGGCAAGATCGCCAAGCGCCTCGAAGGCGAGGCTGCCGCGGCGAACCGCCTGTCGAACGCGTGGGAGTCGGTGCGCATCTCGATCGGTCAGGCGGGGCTGACCGAACTCATCACGTCGGTGAAGAACGCCTTCGCCGGTATGCTGGAGTCGTTCGCCGCGGCACCCCCGCTGATCCTGAAGATCGGCGTGGCCTTCGGCGCCATCGCCGCGGCGGCCGGCCCCCTCCTGCTGGTGCTGACGCAGATCGGCGCGTTCATCATTCCGCTCGTCGCTGCTCGCTTCGGCCTCCTCGGTCTCGCGCTCAGCGCGCTGGTCAATCCGCTCGGCACCGTCGCCATGCTGGTGGCGCGGCTCATCACCACCTTCGCGCAGGGCGCCATCATCGCTCGCACCGCGGCGTTGATGGCGGGTCTGCTGTCGCCGATGATCGTGGTGACCGCCGCGCTGACCGCGCTGACCTACGCCTGGCAGGCCAACGAGGCGCGGGTCGCCGCTTCTCGCGCCGAGCAGGACCGCCTGCGCAACACCATGAACGGCGCGAAGCCAGCGCTCGACAAGGTGGCGCTCGCGGTCGCCGACATGACCGGCAAGACGGGGGAGGCGGCGAAGGCGGCGCGCGACCATGCCAACGCGCTGCTGTCGGAGGCGCGGGCGGCCGTGATCGCGGCGCAGGCGCTCGCGCGCAAGCGGATCGCCGCGGCGCAGGCGGCCGTCACCGACGCGAAGACGAAGAAGGCCGAGGTAGATGAGCGCGTGTCGCGCGGCGGCTTCCTGTCGAAGGGCGTCAACGCGGGCGCCCGGATCGAAGCGGTGAACGCGGAGAAGGCGGCGCGGCTGGCGGTTGAGGAGATGAACGCCGCTGCCGATGGCTTCCAGCAGGCGAAGAGTGCCTGGTCCGACATGAACAAGGCGATCAACGCGCCAGCCCCCACCGTGCGGACGGTCAGCCTCGAAGAGGTCAAGGCGCCGAAGACGCCGAAGGTCGCGAAGACGGCGGTGCCGGGAGGCACCTACGCGGCCGAGAACCGCGAGCAGCTGCAGCTCCAGGCCGACCTCGACACGGCGCGGGCGCGCGGCGACCGGGCGGCCGAGAAGGCGTTGCAGGATCGCATGGCGCTCTCGCAGCAGATCGAGGCCTATCAGCGCACCGGCCTTTCGCTCGACCAGGCGCGCGTCGCCGCGCAGCGAGACATGTCCGCCATTGCCACGGCGCGTGGCGAAGCGGTCGCGCGCGAGATTGCCGAGACGCAGGCGGCCGTGGCCGTCGAGGCCGCGCGGCTCGGCGCCGATCAGCAGGTGATCGAGGCGCTGGAGCGGCAGGAAGAGCTGAAGCGCCGGATCGCCAGCTATTACGAGCTGACGAAGAACCTCGCCGAGGCGACCCGGCTGGCCGAGGCCGACCAGGCAAAGATCGACGGCGCGCGAGCGGCGGTGCGCCAGCGCTGGTTCAAAGACGATGCGCGGGACCGCGCCGTGCAGCTGGCGCAGGCTCGTGGCGACAGCGAAGAGCGCATTCGGCAACTCCAGCGCGAAGTGGAGCTGCGCCAGCGTGCGCGCGACCTGCAGGGGCAGGGCGTCCCGGAAGCGGATGCCATGGCTCGCGCCACCACGGAGTGGGACGAGGAGAACCGCGCCCGCATGGTCGGCAACGTCCGCGCGACCTTCCAGGAGGGCATGCGCGCGGCGATGGACGGGAACATCGGCGACTTCATGAAGAACTGGTGGCGTGACCGCGTGGCGAAGGGGATGGAGGAGGCGATCAACTCGCTCGCCGACCTCGTGTCGCGGCTGTTCTCCAACATCGGCAAGGGCGCCAGCGGCGGATCCTCGGGCGGCGGCATCCTTGGCGCGCTCGGGTCCGTGTTCGGCTTGATCGCCGGCGCCAAGGGCAAGTCGGGCGGCTTCACCAATGTGCCCGCGTTCAACATCGCCCCGCCGATCGTGGCGCCGATCGACGTCACGTCCTCGCTGCCGGGCTTTGCGACCGGCGGGTCGTTCCGCGTCGGCGGGATGTCGGGGGTGGACCGCAATGTCATCGCCTTCCGGGCCACGAAGGGCGAGATGGTGGACATCCGGAAGCCTGGTGCCGACGCCGGTGTCCAGCGCCTGATGGTCGTTCCATCGCCCTATTTCGACGTCGCCGCGGCCGACGCTGCAGCCCCGTCGATCCAGCAGATGGGCGTCCGCGCTGCGGCCGGCGGTAGCGCGATGGCGCGTGCCGACATGGCCCGCTCGGCTCGGCGGAAGATCCGCCGATGAGCGTGTTGCTGCCCACCACGCCCAGCCCGACCGATGGGACCGAGCCGTCCTATCTCGATTGGGGTGGCACCCTACGGCCGATCTTCGGCGGCTCGCTGCAGAAGCTGCGCCGGCTCGGCGATCGGTTCGCGCTGTCGGTCGTGATGCCGCCCATGTTCACCGCGGAGGCGGGCATGCTGTGGGTGGCGCGGCTGATCGCGGCGCGGCGCGCGGGCGGGGCGGTGCTGCCCTGGCCACAGCCGGGCTTCACGCCGCCACCCTCGGGTGCACCTCGCGTCGCCGGCGCCGGGCAGAGCGGCTCGCTGCTGACGATCGAGGGGTTCAATCCCGTCGACTACCTCGTCCGCGAAGGCCAGTTCTTCTCCATCATCCACGGCGGTCGCCGCTACCTCCACCAGGCGGCGGAAAGCCGGGCCGCGGTTGACGGTAGAATTACCGCCCTGGCGATCCAGCCCATGCTCCGCATCTCGCCCGCGAACCTCGCCGTCTGCGAGTTCGACGAGCCGAAGATCGAGGGCATGCTGGGTGGCGACGAACAGACGTGGACGCCCAGCACCGCGCGCACGATCGGCCTGACCTTCAGCATCACGGAGACCAAATGAGCCAGCTGACGCCGCAGCTCGACGCGAAGCTGCGCACCGATGCGCCCGTCGTCTTCGGCGCGGTGACGGTTTCGCTGCCGGACTATGAGGTGAACCTGCTCGACGGCTCCGGCGTGCTGGCGTTCGGCGGCCGGACCTACGTCGGAGACGACGCCACCTTCGGCACGATCTCCGAAGTCGAAGACCTGACCGATGGCGCCGGCGACAGCGCGCCCGCGTTCAGCATGACGCTGCTGCCGGCGAGCGACGCAGCAGCGGCGACGCTCGCCCGCCCGCAGATGCAAGGCTCGCCCGTCATGGTGTGGATCGGCGCGGTCGACGAGCTGACGGGCATGGCCGTGCCCGACCCGCACCTGATCTTCGTGGGCGAACTCGACGTGCCGACGCTCCGATCGTCGGAGCATGGCCGCGCGCTCGACTATGAAGTGACCTCGGTCTTCGAACGACTGTTCGAGGATGACGAGAGCGCGCGCCTGTCGCCCGGTCACCACCGCAGCATCTTCCCGAATGAGGCGGGGCTGGATTACGTGACCGGCGTGTCCCAGCCGGTCTACTGGGGAATCGCGGGCAATCCGTCCGCGATCTCCTACCAGAACGGCGCTGGGCTGCTCGGCGGGGTGGGCGGCGTCTTCCTCGATCGCATCGCGGAGATGCAGTCGCGATGACCGATCCGCTGGTGAGGCGCACGGCCGCGGCGCAGAAGACGCTCGACACCTGGTCCAAGCGGCCGATGAAGCTGGGGTCTTCCGACTGCGTCCGTATGGCCGCCAGCCACCTGCGGCTGCTGGGCTACAAGGTGCGGCTTCCGAACTCCGGCTCGTACCGGACCGTGCGGAGCGCCACGAAGGCGCTCCAGGCGGCCGGCTACGCCAGCCTGGAGCAGGCGCTCGACGCGCATGGCCTGGAACGGATCGCCCCGGCCGCGGCGATCGTGGGCGACATCCTGATGCTGCCCGGCGTCGACAAGCTGGGCGGCCTGACGGTCGCGCTTGGCAACGGCCGCGTCGTCGGCTGGCACGAGTGCGCGGCCGGCGGGGCGGTGGTGCTGCAGCCGGTCGAATACGTCGCCGCCTGGCGCGCCGATCCGCGGTAGGAGCTGGCCATGTCCAAGGTGGCGAAGACCGCGGCGATGGTTGTCGGCGCGGTGGCCCTGGTCGCGACCGGCGTGGGCGCGGCGATCGGCGCCGGCACGATCATCGCGGCAGGTGTCTCGGTTGGCACCGTCGCGACCGTCGCCAACGTGGTGGCAGGGGCGCTGACGATCGCGTCGGCGGTGACCGCGCTCAAGCCTTCGTCCACCGTGTCCGGCTCGCAGACCAGCTTCTCGGCCAACCCCGATGACGCGCTGCCGCTCGCGATTGGCCGCACGGGGACCGCCGGCAAGATCACCTACCGCATCGGCTTCGACACGCGCGACGCGGGCGACAATGATCGGCAGGCGTTCGTCGTCACGCTGTCCGTGGGACCGATCGCGGCCATCGAGGGGCAGACCGTCGACCAGGCGCCGGTCACCTACTCGGGCAGCGGGGCGGCGGTCGGTTCTTACGCGGGATGGATGTGGAGCCGCGCCCAGCTCGGCGCGCTGCCGGAGGCGTCCGCGCTCGGCTTCGGCACCGGCGCCGGCACGCCGCCCGGCTGGACCAGTCAGCACAAGCTGTCGGGCAAGGCGGCGGTGACCTGGACGCTGCGCTTCGACACGAAGGGCAAGATGTTCCAGGGCGGCGTGCCCGCGCCCATGTGGGTCGTGCGAGGCATCGCCTGCTACGATCCGACGAAGGACAGCACCTATCCCGGCGGCAGCGGACCGCACCGCATGGCCGATCCCGCCGACCGCGCGGCCTACGACGCTGCGATGGACACCTGGGAGTATAGCGAGGATCCGTACCTGCTCGCGATGCGGTGGGCGCACGGCATCTACCAGCGTGACCGGAGCAACCCGGCGTCGACCTACGAGCGCGTCATGGGGATCGGCGCGCCGTGGGCGATGATCGACGTCGCCGCCTTCGTCGAAGGTCGCAACCTCGCCATGGCGAACGGCTGGAAGGCCGGGGGCATCATCTATTCCACGGACGGCAAGTGGGACACGATGAAGCGCATCCTCCAGGCGGGAATGGGCGAGCCGCTGGCGCTCGGCGCTCGGATCAGCTGCCTGGTCAACACGCCGAAGGTCAGCCTCGCCACGATCACCGCCGATGATGTGGTCGGCGCGGCCAGCGTGGGCGGAACACAGCCGCGGCGCGACCGGATCAACACCATCACGCCGCGCTATCGGCTGGAGGCGAACAACTGGCAGTTCCTGCCCGGCCCGCCGATCAGCGTGGCGAGGCACGTCACCGAGGATCGCGGCAAGCGGTCGCGGCTTCAGGACTATCCGTTCATCCAATCGACGGCGCAGGTCGCGACCGCGGTCCGCTACGACATCGAGAACGCGCGCGAGTTCGGGCCGATCGTCCTGCCGCTGAAGCTCGTGTGGATGGGCTTCAAGCCCGGCGACTGCGTCACGGCGACGCTGCCGGAGCTGGGGCTGAACGCACAGCCCATCCTGCTGCTCAATCGAGACCTTGCCCCGGCAGGCGGCATCGTCACCATGACGGCGCGCTCGGAGACGGCCGAAAAGCATCCGTTCGCGTTGGGGCAGACCACCACGCCGCCCGCAACGCCGGGCGTGACCGCACCGCCCCTCGTCCCCGTGCCGCGTGACGGGGACTGGGCGCTGACCGCGCTGCCCGCAACGGCGCAGCTCGTCACGCCCACGTTGGCGATCACCGGCGCCGCGGCGGCAAACGTCGACGGCATCGTCTTCGAATACCGTGTCTTCGACAGCGGGCAGCTGTGGACGGCAGCGGGCAGCGACGCGGCGGCAGCGACCTACCGAGAGATCACCGGACTACGTGCAGGGACCGATTACGAGATAGCGGTCAGCTACACGAAGCGGGGCATCTCCGGAGACAGGCGCATCATCGGGCCGGTCACCACGGCGATCGTGTCGGTAGCAGGTGAGCAGGGCGTGCCCGGTCCTCCGGGTGCCAACGGCCAGACGAGCTACGTGCATTTCGCCTATGCCAACGCAGCGGATGGCTCGGTCGATTTCACCACAGGCGACGCCGGCGGGCGCTTCTACGTCGGCGTCTACGTCGACTTCAGCCCGGCCGACAGCGATGATCCCGCGGCGTACACCTGGTCGCTTCAGCGCGGCGCCAACGGCGCGAACGGCATCCCAGGGCCGCCCGGCGCAAACGGCCTGCCGAGCTATGTCCACATCGCGTATGCGAACAGCGCGAATGGGCAGGCAGACTTCCACGTCTCCGACCCGACCGGACGGACGTACATCGGTGTCTATTCCGACCAGACGCTGGCCGACAGCGATGATCCCGCGGCGTACACTTGGTCGCTGATCAAGGGGGCCGATGGCGTGCCGGGCGCGCAGGGTCCGCAGGGATTGCCCGGCACGAACGGAACGCCGGGTGCGCCGGGCGCTCCTGGGGCTAGTGGCGCCACCAGCTACGTTCATTTCGCCTATGCCGACAGCGCGGACGGATCGGTCAACTTCACCACGGGTGCGGCTGAGGGGCGCTACTACGTCGGCGTCTACGTGGACTTCGTCGAAGCCGACAGCGGCAATGCGTCCTCGTATACATGGTCCCTGCTCCGGGGCGCGAACGGCGCGAACGGCATCCAGGGTCCGCCGGGAGCGAACGGGCAGACGACCTACGTGCACGTCGCGTATGCCAGCAGCGCGGACGGATCGGTCGACTTCAGCGTCGATGATCCGACCGGCCGGACGTACATCGGGGTCCGCACCGACTATGTGCTGGCCGACAGCGGCTTCTATGGCGATTACACATGGTCGCTGATCAAGGGCGCGGATGGCGCACCGGGCAGCCCTGGCAGCCCCGGCAGCCCCGGCGCGCCTGGTGATCCGGGTGCACCCGGCACGCCCGGCGCGCCCGGTGCGCCCGGTGCGCCCGGCCCGCAGGGGCCTTCGGGCGTCACGGCGCCGAAGCCTGTGCAGATCGGCACGGGCACCAGTAACGGCGAGCAGGTTCTCCTCGCTGTAGGGCAGGCCGTCTCGCTCAGCGCTCGCGTCCGATCGAACGGCACCGTGAACGGCGGAACGGCAACGATCCAGATCCAGATTGCGCCCGCAGGTTCGGGGGCTTGGGTGGTGGTGGCATCCGACACCGAGGATTTCGGGCCATCCGAGCCTTACACGGTCGCGGTGGACGGCACCTACACGAACAACGGGGCTGCCCGCCTCTTCGACGTCCGGGTGGTCACCAACGCGCCCGGCGGCGGCGATCCGTCGCGCTCCTACCTTCGCTACTCCTGACGGCCTCCGCCGTCACACGTCCCCTCAGCAACGGAGAACGAACATGGCGACGACCAACGCCGGCGCGGACGCGCCCGAGAAGACCGAGAAGCAGATCGCCGCGGAGGCGCTCGTCGCCCTCATGGCGCCCGGCAAGGCAATCTCGCAGATGAGCGTCAGCGGCGACGCGGCCGGCGAGCCGACGATCATCGCGATCTACCTGACGCAGCCGGTCGGCTGACGTGGACGAGGCCACGCTCGCGGCGCGGGCCGTCGCGAACAGCCCCAGCCCGACCGCGCCGGCGGCCTTCAATGGCGTGGAATGGCTGATCGCGCTCAACCTGTGGGCGCAGACCGCGGCGTTCCTGGTCGGCGCCATGGTGATCTACAAGCTGCTGAGCGACTGGCGGCGGCATCGGCACCGCGACGCCCCCGGCATCTCGCCCGCGCGCGTGTGGCGGGTCACGGGCCTGCTGTTCGCGACGGGGATCACCCTGCGTTGCGGGGCCGGCGCGCTAGTGCTGTGGGGTTGGGATCCGGAGCAGGCGGAGAAGACCGGCGTGTTCCTCTTCGTCCAGCGCCTGGTCGATCCGATCGCGATCGCCTTCGGCGTGTCCGGCCTGATCGTCTTCGTCCTCTCGCTTCCCGGCATGTTGCAGCAGCTGCGACAGGAGCCGCTGACGCTCGATATCTGGGAGCAGTGGCCGATGGTCCGGCGGATGATGGCCGTTGCGGGGCTGTGCTTCGTCGCGGCGGTCGGCGTGACGGTGACGCGATGATCCGGCTGGGGGCAGCCATCCTGACCGCTGCGGCACCGGTGGTGGTGGCGGCGGCCGAAGTCGACAGGGGAACGCGCGTGACCGGTCCTGTGGTGTGGCACCTGCTCGGCTATCCCTTCGAGGCGGGCAGCATGATCGCGGCGCTGTGCGCCTGCCTGGCAGTGCGCTTCTACGTCGTGCAGCACAGCGCCGGCACGAACCGCTGGATCCTCGACATTCCCGTCAGCGCGATCTCGCTGATGTTCACCGCCGGCATCATCGTGACGGCTCGCCCGCAGCCGCTGACCGCGCTGCTGTTCGGCACGGGACTGGGCGCGATCGGCGCCGGCCTGATCCGCATCGCGAAGAAGCACGTCGATCGCTTCCTGGGCGAGACCACCGGCGGCTGAGCCGCCACAGCAAGGGACACCACCGATGAACGCAACCCTGAAAGTGGGGCCGAAGGCGCTTGCCCTCGCGCACCACTTCGAGACCTGCCGGCTGAAGGCGTATCTCTGCCCGGCGCGCAAGCCGACGATTGGCTGGGGGATGACCTATTATCCCGATGGCCGAAAGGTGAAGCTGGGCGATCAGATCACCCAGGCGCAGGCCGACGCGATGTTCGCCGAGCTGCTGGAGCGCGACTTCGCCGCACCGGTGCGCGCGGCGCTGGGCGCGGCGGGCACGTCGCCTGCGCAGTTCGGCGCCATGGTCGCCCTCGCCTACAACATCGGCACGGGCCCTCGAGTGTGGGTGCCTGGACGGGCGAAGGGCTTCCGCCAGTCCGAAGTGCTGAAGCGGCACAAGGCGGGCGACTTCGCAGCTGCGGGCGGCAAGAGCGGGGACGAGCCGACGTCCGGCGCATTCGGCGGCTGGGTGCGCGCGGGCGGCCAGATCATGGCCGGTCTCGTGCGACGCCGCGCGGCCGAAGCGGCGCTCTACCGCAGCGACTTCGCGAACCTGAAGCGCTTCACCAACGGAGAGGTTGCATGAGCGACAAGCATCGCAACCGCGCGATCCGCGAGGCAACGCGTGCATACTGCGAGCGGCTGCTGCTCGACATTCTTCCTCCGATCCGAGAGGTGGCGCACGACCTTGGATACGCAGTCGCTGTCCACGGAAGCCTTGCCAACGACATCGATCTCGTCGCGGTGGCGTGGGTCGATCACGCTCGAGATCCAGACGAGCTAGCTCGGGCGGTACGTGGCGCAGTCTCCGGCGTCGTAGGACGCTGCAACATCATGTCGAAGCAGGGAGAAAAGCTGTACGGCGAGAAGCCGCACGGGCGCCGCGCCTACACCCTGATGATGCATCCGCTCAGCTACATCGACCTGAGCGTCATCGGGCCGGTGGGAGCGTCGGCGTGATTGGCCTGCTTCTTCCCCTCGCCGCCCGCATCGGCGTCGCGCCACGCTTCCAGCGTCTCGCCGCCTGGGCGTTCCTGCTCCTTGCAGCCGTCGCGCTCATCTTCGCCGTCCGCGCCGCGTGGCGCGGGTGGCTGGCCGATCGCGACGCCGCGGTGGTCCAGAGCCACGACAAGGACCTGACGATCGAGGCGGCGGCCCGCGTCACCGCAGCCGATCGCGCGGCCGACGCCGCCATGCGCAACCGCGACGACGCCTTCGACAACAGCCAAGCCACCCTCAAGGACAAAGCCGATGAAGCTGCTCGCACCCGTCGCTCTCCTCTCGACGCTGTGTTTAACGGCATGCGGTAAGCCGCCCGCGCGCGCAATCGTCCTGACGCCGGACCCGGCGAAGCTGACGATGTGCCCGCGGACCTACCCGACCCCGCCCAAGCTGCCGCCGCTGATGCAGTTCACGCTGCCCGACGGGCGCGAGGTCGTGCTGCTCGACACCGTGCTGGAACGCGACGGGCTGACCGCCAGCTACGTCATCGCCGGCCGCGGCGCCTGGCAGGCCTGCAAGAGTCCGGTCGAATACGTCGAGGACTGGACCGCGTCCGTCCAGCACCCTGCCCCCAGCAACTGATCTCCCGGAGAACGACCTATGCGACTTGGCTTCGGGCTGGGCGTCACCGCGCCAAGCGTTCTCGCCCGCGTGTCGGCCGTGGCCGAGTTCACGATGACCCAGCTGGCGAAGGCGAACCGCAACTATCAGCGCACGTCGAGCACCGGCGGCGAGCAGGGCAAGGGCTCGGGTACGATCCCCGTGCAGGTCAACGTCACAACCGCCGGTCCCATCTTCCGTCGCATCCGCTCGCAGGGCGACGACAGCATCCTCCAGGCCGCGGCCCTCGTCACCAACGCGAATGCCGGCGCGCAGACCCTGCAGGTTCCGGTGGACGTGCGGCTCGGTTGGTTCTTCGTCGATCTTGCCCCCACGGCCAACGGCCCGTGGGTCCTCGGCACGACGCGCGTCGGCATGGGCGGCGCCAGCCTGTGGACCGGTCAGTCGCAGATGTCGCGCTCCATCGGTCGCACGTCGGGCGCGAGCGGCACGATCGCCGGCAACGGCATCACGGTCAGCGCATACGGCACCGTCTACGCCACCTATGCCGACACCCGCACGGTGACCTCCCCGGCATGGGCGGTCCCAGCCGACGGCAGCAACTACGACGCGACCGCGGTGGCCGAGTTCCTGCGTCTCAAGATCGAGGCGGAGGGCTGCAACTGGAGCGTCATCGGCCACTCGGTCGGCGGGTCGACGATCAACGGCTGGCAGCCGGGCAACACCCACTTCAACAACCTCCTGCCGATCCTCGCAGAGGAGGGCGGTTTCGAGGAGTGGTGGAGCTACCTCGGCGGCACGGATGCCGGCGCGGGCACGACCGGCGCGGCCTACAAGACTGGGCTGACCAACGTCTTCAACGAGCTGGTGAATCGGAACCTGCTGCGCGGCTCCAATTTCCGCAAGTACATCGCGGTCGCCGGCACGCGTCTCGCGGGCGGTGACGGCACGGCGGCACAGGTCACCGCGCTGCGCGTGGCCGGCAAGGAGTGGGCGGCGGAGAACGGCGGCGTCTATCTGGAGCCGCACGACATCACCCTGCTCGACGACGTCCATCAGGATCAGGCGGGCGGCGTGACGCTCGGCCGTCACATTTTCCGCGCCACCACTTCGGGTGACGTCGGGCCGACGATCACAGGCGGGTCCCGCACGGGCACTGTCATCACCCTGCCGGTTCAGCACGCCTCGGGCGCCACGGCGCTGGTCCGGGCAGGCAACCCCGCCTCGCGCTTCAGCGTCTATCCGGCGGGCACCGTCACGGGCGCGCTGGCGCTGGCTTCGACCGACGGCGTGACCGTGACCGCCAACGCCATCTCGCTCAACCTCGCCGCCGACCCCGGCGCCGGCGTGGCGGTCGACGTGTACGCGCTGCGGCACCCCGATCCGTCCGGTTCGACCCCGCAGTCGAATATGGTGTACGACAATCGCAACCCCGAGGGGTTCGCTTTCGGCCGTCACGTCCAGCCGACGCACGTTCCCGTGCAGGTTGCTGCGCCGGGCGGCACCGTCGTCGCGCCCGATGCGCCCACTGCCACGGCCACGGCTGGCAGCGGCCAAAATGTCATCGCCTACGCGGACGGTGCGTCCAACGGCGGCGCCCCGATCACGGCTAGGCCGCTCTACCGCAGCACCACCGCCAACTTTACGCCGGGCGCAGGCAACCTGCTCCAGGCGAACCCGACCTACCCGTTCACCGACGCAGGCCTGACGAACGGCACGCCGTACTACTACAAGGTTGGCGCGACCAACACGGCCGGCACGACCTACTCGGGCGAGGTGGCCGCCACCCCGTCGGCGTCGGCAAACCTGCTCGACACGTTCACCGACACTGACGGGGTGGCGCTCTCCGCACACACGGGCGAGAGCGGGCACACGTGGTCGACCACGAACGGCACCGACGCGGCGATCCGCAGCAACCGCGTTGCCGCCGCCACCGTTCCCTGCAACCTGTTGAGCAGCTTCGTCCCGGCGAACGTGATGCAGTCGATCGTGGCGAGCTTCACCGCGCTGAGCACGGCCGCGCAGAACACCCTGATCCGCTTCCGCATCCAGAGCGACAACACCTACTACTACGCCGGCAAGGTGAACAACGGCACGAACAAGTGGGTCATCGGCTACACGATAAACGGCACCACGAATAACGCCGCGATCAGCACCGCTGACATCCCCGGCACCACCGGCACCACCTACTCGGTGCGCGTCGAGGACGGCGGTGTCGGCGGCCTAATCCGGCTGCTCATCAACGACACCGTGGTCGCGCAGCTGACCGACAATCAGGCGGCGCTGAACAACAAGGGCCGCATCGGCCTGCGCTACAGCCTTGCCGCCGCAGGCACGGGTGTGGGGATGCACGTCACCTCGATCCGCACGGAGTCGACAGTGGCGTCAGCGGGGGCGTTGACTGTCGGCACAAGCAGCCGAAAAGCGACGATGCAGCCCGGCGATGTCGTGGCGCCGGTCAGCGGCTCATTCGCTGATAGCCTAGTCGCGATGACAGGCGCAGCATACGACGCTGGCTTCCTTGATGTGAGCGAGGACGGCAGCGCCATCGTCGTGGGGGTCAACGGCCCCGGCGTGCTGGGCGACACGACGGGCACCTATTCCCTGGTCCACGACCGGGCGGGCTACACGAGGCAAGTCTCCGGACCTTTCCCGTCGATCACCACGACGCAGGACTATTTCCCTGTTACCTCCACCAACGCCATCGCGCGCTCGGCGAACGCCAATCTTCAGCCGTCGCGCCCTGCGGGAACGGTCGATCAGGTCATCGCCGTCGCGTTCTTCTCCGTCCGCGACATTCCCGCTACATCGCGTTCGCGCTTTGGCCTGCTGGCGAGCGATGGAACGTCCATCCCTCCAGAATGGCGGATCAACACGACGACGGGTAACGTCTCGTTCCGCGCGAACAACAATTCCTACAGCACCACGCTGGGAGTGGCGCAGGTCGGCAAGTTCCAGCAAGCCATCGTGCAGATGAATATGACGAACGGTCACGGGACTGCTGTGGGCGACCGTGTTCGCGGATGGCTGGATGGCGAGCCGCAGGTTTCACAAACGATGGAGACCGTTGAAAAAGGCTTGCGCGAAATCGGCGTGGCGGATGGCTGGTGACGCCGGCCACCGGGGATACGCCGCGTATCAGGCCGCCGCGGCCTGCCGGGCGAGCAACTGAAGGTTGTATGCCGCG